ATGCCGACCAGCCGAGATTGCCGCTGAATACTGAACGTACCCTGAAGCTATAGAGGCCCGGATCCAAGTCATCCGCCTCAGCCGTTAGGGTTTGCGGCCCGACCGTTATCAGCTTCTCCCAAATAGGCACCGGCTGGCTGTCATCGCGAAACTCGACCTCGAAGGCTTGCACGTCTACCGCTAACGCACCCCAACTGATCACCGCCCTAATGAACGGCACGTTGCCTACCAGATAGGTTTGGCTGATAACAGTAAGGCCGTAGGGCTGGCGTAAGAACACATCGACCGGCGGTGTCACCTGCGAGTCATACGCCGGGATGGGTCCATCGTCCTCGTTTGCATTGTCCGGTGCGATATCAAGCAGCGTCAGCCGCGCATTAAGATCAGGCAGCCATTCGATGTCCCGCACCCGCAGCAGCACGGCAGGACCGCCGACATCGTTGCCGAACATCACGAGATCGCCGACCTCTGGATCGGGCGAGGTGCTGGCGGCAAGCACCAGTCGTTTAGTAGCTCCGACCGTTGGCACGGTAACGGCTCTGGTGACGCTGGTGCCATCGGCCTGTCTGAAGCGGATCAGATAGTTGAAGCCAAGCTCTAGCGTCACCTCCTCATCGATCAGGATGTTATCGCCATTAACCTGAGTGACGCGGGCGCTCGCTAAACCCCACTCAGCTACGTCATGATTGGCGTACACCCGCGAGCCGATGGTGCAGGACAGCGCCTGCCAGTTGGTCATCATCGTATAGGTGGACGGCCGCAACAGCGTCTGCGCCATCTGGAAGCGAGCCAGCCGCCACAGCTTATCTGGATCAGTAACGCCGGGGAATTCTATGCTTTCAAATATGGTGGCGTTCGCGGAATTATAGGTATCAGCGTAGACTATGCGCTCGTCAGCCGCCCAATCCTTTTGCTCATTAACGAACGGGCAGCGGAAAGCATGCGGTGGATTGCTGTAGATGCGAAACTCCTCAAACCCCCATGAATTGCGATGACTGAAATGCTGAGCCACAGGAACGTTGGCTTCATCCCATATCACGCCCCACTTACCATCGGTGCGAACGATGCGCCCGCGCCCGGCGGCAGCGATGGTTTGCAACGTCTCGAAGACAGAGCCGCGAAAGCTGTGCTCTCGGTTATATTCCCAGCCTTCGTCGTCGCAGTATTGCCAGAAGGCTTCTATCGAAGTGAGGTCAAGCTGTGCGTCCGGAACCGCCTGATAAATACCCGGCCCTTGCAGGACGTGACGGATAAGATCAGCCGGATTGCTTGACTCATTCCAGTCATCAGGATCAGGACCATCCCATGTTGATCCGTTGTAAGTGTTGACCCTGCTATGAACGACGAGATTGAAGGTGTCTATTTGGGAGTTTAACTGACCGCTCGCCTTGATCTTGACGGCTATAAGAGCCAACGGCTTATTGAAGTTGATGGGGTTGCCGGGAGCGAATGAGCGAAGCGTGATCCAGGTCAGCGTGTTCACCACCTGAAAGTCATCCGGATCATCGCTGGTGCTGCGCACCCTGACGTCATAAGCGGGACCTTGCGCTACCGTTTGACTGAAGCCGAACCTGTACGCCTTCTTCTTCTTGAACTTGTTTTCATTCTTATCGAGGATAGTCACCCAAGGATCGCTTGATCCGGAGATGCGGTATTCAACCTTGACGTTAAGGTCCAGCCCTTGCGTCTTGCCGTTATCATCAACGAGATACCAGCCCTGCGGGGCGGCAATGTCGCCGCCAATCTCCACCACGTCCGCTTCGGTGGTTCTCTCGAACCATGTGCCGTCATGATCTGAAAGGTCGACACTCAGCGCCTCCTCAAAGGCAGCCCTGGTGTAGACCGTCGGGTTGCCATCAGAATCATAACCATCGAACTCCTCGACCGTCACGTCACCAGCACTCACGTCAAAACTGCTTATGTCGGTTTCGCCGATCTTGATGTCCGTCATGTCGAGCGGCCCATAGCCCACCACGAACAGCATGCGAAGGTACTGATCTACGCCAGAGAACGAAGTAAACGGCATAGCCGCGTAGCGCGGAAACACCCGCACCCGGCCAAGCACGCTAGGCACCGCCTCAAATGGACCAGCGCTATTTCTCGATCCGGTGATCGAATAAACGCTTTTCTGCGTAGAGGTGGCAGACAGCGCGCTCAGCGGCGTGTTCTGAGGCGCGATTGGGAACAGGGCATTAACCGCCAGCGATCCCGCAACGGCGACGCCAGCGCCAGCAGCGGCTGCCCAAAAGGCGCTTGTCACCATCAGCGTGCCTGATGGACCTAGCAGCACCGTTGCAACCACCAGAGCCACCACCGCCACCGCCAGCAGCGCAATGTTGCGACCCTGCTCACCAGCCAGGCGCGGCTCGAACGTCAGCGTGCGCCCCGGCTTCAGTCTGACGCGATGCTGCATCGCTGAGGGAATTACAGCACCGTCTACGTAAGCGGCGTAGGCCACCGGCAAGCGCGATCTGCGCTCGCCGCACGCTATCTCAATTAGCTCAGCAACGGTGTGTCCGGCCGGTAGCTCTACATTAATTTGCTCTTGCAGCAGCGGGCGCGGACGGCCGATGACCCGCACCGTGTCCTTCGATGTGAACAGCTCGCCGTCAAATTGCTTGATGGTAAGTTCATTCACGTCAGCGCCTCGTGCCTCATGAACCGGGAAATGCGTTTCCTTAGATACATAGCGTCGTATCGCTCGATTCTGCTCGGCCCGAGGTCTAAGCCAATGTGCAGCATGTAGCCGCGTTTGACCACAAGCCCGATGTGACGCTCACAACCGCCCATGGTCACCAGTACGCCATCCAGCGGCTTCACCTCCCGCTCATTTATTTCCCGCCACGGCTGTAGCGAACCGGAGATCAGGTCAGCAATGGCCTTCAGGTCTTCGGCGCTGACATAGGTTTCAGCGTAGCTCGGCAGCTTGACGCCCGCCATTTCATACACCGCCACCACAAGCCCCCAGCAGTCATAAGCATCAGGCCCGCGCCCCAGGTCGCGGTAGGGCAAGCCTACAAAACTGTTGAAGTCTACTTGGCGTGCAGCCCCGGAAATGACGCCGGGTCCATCGAATCGGTGGGCCATTGCTCTGTCGCCATTGAATTCAGTGTCATATCGAACGTCAGGTCGCGGGCGCTGTTGACCACCGAAATAATATCCAGCCAGGGCGACTGAACCTCAACCTCATCAAGATCGGATGACAGAACAAGCTCTAGCTTGGCCGTAGCCGGTACCGTCGTGGATCGTATGAATTGGATCAGGTCGCGGGTGACATTGCAAATGCGGAACTGCGCTCGCGGCGGGGCGTGTTCCCGCTCATCCGGTATCACCACTTGCATCGGAACGTAAATGTAATCCTCGCCGCGCGACACGGTTTTATATACCAGCGGCACGTCCGATACGAGCTGGGTTGGATCGGTGGACAGCAGAATCGGCGTTGGCAAATCCGGATGGTCGATGGTCAGCAGGAAGATCGCTACCTCTCCTGACTCCTGAGCATTGATCGCCTCTCTGAAGTTGAGCGTCAGCGTGCGCGTCATGTGGTTGCCGCCTGCATCTCGGCCTCGGTCATGCGGCGCGGAACGTAGGTGAGTTGATACAGATAGCCGTTAAGCTCGCGGGCGGCGACATCATTGGCATAGCCAAGCTGGAAGCTGGTGGTTGTCGGCATAGTGCAAGAATTATCCACGACCTCCGAGCCGCCGTCTGCCAGGACGCCGCTATCGTTGGCCGTGTAGAACGCCGCCGCCCTGTTGCCTGAAAGGCTGACGGTTCCTGTGTTGGTCACGCCGCCGCCGTCGACTTGCGTGGCTCCGCCGTCAACGATGTCGAGACACATTTTGTCGGGGCTGAACGAGTTTTCCAACCTGAACACCACCCGCTCCTGATCCGTGCCGTTGTTGACCTGGCAGATGCGGTCATTCGCGCCGTTGAGCGAACGCCGCCGGAACCATGCCACGAACGTCCCGGCCGCGTTGTCGTGTGGATAGGTGCTGGTGGCGCAGCCTATGATGTCCGGGTTGCGCGTCACCGCCGCGCCTGCCGTGGCGATGTAAGAAGTGGCAACGTCCCCTAGCTCTAGCTGAGCACCCCAAGTGAACAGGCCGCTTACCCCATCTCCGGTATAGTTGGCATTGCCCCCATCGCTCATGCCAGCGGTTACTTGCGCCGAATTCGTCGGGATCGAGCCGGTGATGCTGATGCGGTGCCAGCCATTGCCTAT